CAACTGACGGTACTCTGGTTGTTCAGGGTCAAACAACTATCAATGATTCTCTAATTGTTGATGCTGCTAACGAGGTCTTCTCTGTCAGAAATGGATCTGCTGTTGAGAAGTTTGGTGTTGATGCTGATAACGGTAATACAAACATCATCGGTACATTAACTGTTGGTGATGCTACACAGATTAACGATACATTCGGTGTATCTGGTGTCACAACTCTGACTGCAAACTCACAGCAAACTCTGACTGGAACATACGGTGCAGATGGTGCATTCCGTCTGACTGGTGGTGCTGGTATTGGTAAGAACCTTGCTGTTAGTGGTGATACTAGAATTTACGGTGCTACTGAACTGACAGGTGCTCTGGATCTTAATAGCAGTGCAGACATCTCTGGTGCTTTGGTAACTCACGACAATGTGACTATCACTGCAGATAATAAAGAATTTGCTATCCAAAATGGATCTGCTGCTGATAAATTTACAGTTGATACCGACAATGGTAATACTGATATTCGTGGCACTTTGGATGTTGGCGGTGATGTAACTGCTGAATCCAATCTTACTATTACAGGTAATCTTACGGTCAATGGAACAACCACTACTGTCAATTCTACGGTCACAACTCTCGATGACCCTATTATTACTGTGGGTGGTGACACAGCACCCGCGTCTAACGACGGTAAGGATCGTGGTGTTGAGTTCCGTTATTTTGACGGCAGTGCGAAAATTGGTTTCTTCGGATTCGACAGATCAACATCCCAATTCGCATTCTTAACAAGTGCAAGTAACTCCTCTGAAGTTCTTACTGGTACAGACGGTGCTCTTCGTGCTGGTTCTCTTAATCTTACTGGCGCTGGCACATCTCTTGATGTTGATGCCAATGCCAACATTGATGGTACTCTGACTGTAGATGGTCAGATCACATCTCAAGTTTCTTCTGGTCCTGCTCTGGTTATTCCTACAACAGACAAGATCAACAATCTGAACGCTGACCTTTTGGACAGCATGACAACTGCAACTGCAAACACTGCATCTACAGTTGTTAATCGTGATGCTAACGGTGACTTTGCCGCCAACATTATCACTGTTGCTGCTGGCACTGGTGCTGGTGCTGGTATTCAAGGTAATGCTCTTACCGCAGATACTTTCAAAACTGCTCGTACAATCACTGTTGATGGTGTTGTCAACGGTAACGTCTCCTTCGATGGATCTGCTGACGTAACTATTACTACAACATATGATGATGCTGACATCACTGCACTCGCTGCAATGGCAGGTACAGGTTATGTTGTAAGAACTGCTGCAAACACCTACGCACAACGCACACTCGCCGTTACAGCATCTTCTGGTATTACACTGACCAATGCTGATGGTGTTGCTGGTAATACAACAATCAACGTTGCTTCTACTGCAAGTAACTCGGCAAACAACCTTGTACTTCGTGATGCTAACGGTGACTTTGCTGCTAACGAAATCACTTCTGATTTAGTTGGTAATCTGACAGGTGCAACGTCTACTGCTAAGGACCTTAATCCTGCTGCAGATAGCACTTATGATTTGGGTACAGATTCTGTTCGTTGGCAGGGAATCTTTGCTGATGCTGCAAATATTACCGCAATTACAGGTGCTCTTACAGGTAACGTAACTGGTCAAGTATCTGATATTAGCAATCATAGCACTACTAACCTTACTGAGGGATCTAACCTTTATTACACCGATGAGCGTGTCGATGATAGAGTCGATGCTCTTATTGTTGCTGGTACAGGTATTACTAAGGCATACAATGACGCAGCAGGCACCTATACGCTTACTGTAACGCAGGCAGACATCGATACTGATAATGTAACCGAAGGTTCCACAAACCTCTTTACAACCGCTGCTAGAACCCGTACACACTTCACATACGGTACTGGTATTGAACTCAGTGCAGGTGGTGCTCTTAGCGTCACTCAAGCAGACATCAATACCGATAATATTACTGAAGGTAGCACAAATATCTTCTATACAGATGCTCGTTTTGATACTCGCCTTGCTAGTAAGACCACCGATAACCTGACAGAGGGTAGCAACCTTTACTACACAGATGCTCGCGCTGATGCAAGAGTAACTGCAGGATTTGCTGCTAAGTCTACTAGCGATCTGTCTGAAGGCACCAACCTTTACTATACGGATGCTAGAGCAGATGCTCGTATCGCTGCTGCAGATACTGATGATCTTACTGAAGGATCTACCAATCTTTACTTTACTAATGCTCGTGCTGACGCACGTTTCGATACTAAGATTGCTGCAGCAACTACGGATAACCTTAGTGAAGGTGCTAGTAATCAGTATTACACTGAAGCAAGAGTTCAAGCAAAACTTGATAATGCATTCGCTCAACTTAGTGCAATGCTTAACAACCTTGCAACTGCTACAACTCTGACATTGAATCTGTCTGGTGATCCTACACCTGGCGCTGCAGTAACTACCACTGTCGCAAATGGTGGTGGAGGAGGATTCACTGCTGGAACTGCTGTAGCGACCGCTGGCGGAACAGGTTCATCCTTGACAGTTGATACTACTGTTGTCGGTGGCGTAATCACTGCTGCTGCAGTTAACGCTGGTGGTTCTGGATACCTCGCTAATGAAACTGTAACCATTACCAATGCTAACGCTGGTAAAGTGTTGACATTTAACTTGGCAACACTTTCTGGAGGAACTGGTTACACAACTGCAACGGGTGTTTCTGCAACTGGTGGAACTGGATCTTCTCTTACAGTTGATATTACTGCTAATCCAAGTGGTGTTATTACTAACGTTGTTATCAATGACGGAGGTACTGGATATGTTGCTGATGAAACAGTAACTATTCTAAATGCTAACGCATCTGGTATTAAGACTGTAGGTAACTTTGGTGCAACTGATGCAGCAAGAACTCCTGGCACTTACACCTTAGGCACATCCGATTATGGAACTGAAGCATCTGGTGCTAATGCAACATTCACTGTTGTAATTGGTACTGGAGGAACTGTTGATTCTGTTACTGTCACAGATGATGGTAGTGGATTCATCGCCAATGAGACTGTCACAGTTGCTGACGCTCAACTTGGCGGCGGTGGTGCTGCTGCTCTTACATTCGATGTAACAGAGATCCATGGTAATGGTGCTACAGTAAACACCTCCACAGTTGCTACTAATGCAACTCTGACACTAACTGACGTTACTACAATGGAGGTTGGTGCAACCGTCACTGGTGCTACAAGTGGCACTACAGGCGTTATTACCGCTCTTGGAACTAACCAAGTCACCGTTGATACCGTTGACGGATTCTTCAAGGTTGGAGAAGTCGTCAGTGCAAATGATGTTACTACTCTAACCATATCCTCATTCGCTTGATAAAAAATGTCAGCAACTAGACCCGCAACTAAAACAGAACTAAGAGATTATGCTCTTCGTCGTTTAGGATTCCCCACGATTGATATCAACGTTGCTACAGCGCAACTTGATGATCTTATTGAAGAAGCAATCGATTACTACCAAGAGTTTCACTACAATGGTAGTTACAAAGCATTCATTAAAATCGAGGTAACCGATGCTATTAAGACAGCCGCAAAAACAGGAAGTGCTATCTCTGGCACTGATTGGACAGAAGGTAATGAATATGTTTCACTCCCGCCAGGTGTCCTCTCTGTTAATCATGTTTATACTCAGATCGGCGCTTCTAGTATCGTGCCTGGCAACATTTTCAATATTAAGTACCAAATTTTCTTGAATGATATCTATGCAATGACGCATGGACACATCCTTCATTACTTCATGACTTCACAATATCTTGAGACATTGGATTGGGTCACCAATTCTCAAATGAATCGTAGAGTCAGATTTAATGAGCATCAAGCAAGACTATATCTGGATATGGATTGGTCTGATCTTCAAGCAGGTGACTTCATTCTTGTAGAAGTTTTGATGCGTCAAGATCCTGATACTTTTACTGGCATGTATAATGATGCTTGGTTGAAAGATTATGTTGAGGCACTTTTCCAACAACAGTGGGGAAGGAACCTAAGTAAGTATGACGGCATTCAAATGCTTGGTGGCGTAACTCTCAATGGTCGTCAAATTCTTGAGGACGCAAGTCAATTTAAGAAAGACCTTGAAGAATCTGTTCGTAGCACATACGAAATTCCCCCTCTAGACTTGGTAGGTTAATATGGCATTTCAGAATACACCAGCATCTGATTTCGTCTTTAGTGATCATACGAATCTTCTGAAGGCGAATGGTTCTGCACAAGAACAGAAATTTATGGAGAATCTCGTCGTAGAGAGCATAGAAATTTATGGGCAAGATATTTACTACGTTCCTCGGAACTTGGTCAACCGTGATACGGTCTTCGGAGAAGACTCTGATTCGCAATTTGACAGCGCGAGGGCAATCAGGGCTTATGTCAATAATGTTGAAGGATGGGAAGGGCAAGGCGAGTTACTTAGCAAATTTGGAGTTCGCGTCGAAGATAAGACGACGTTTATTTTCTCCCGTGA